TCAGATCTGTGACGCGCCAGCGCACATTTGCTGGCGCCACTCCACCGGAAACGGCTCCATCAGCCCTGGCAGCGTCATCTCCTCCGGCTGCCGCCCGTCCAGGATCGCCTCCACGATATCCGGCGCCAGCAGCGTCAGGCGCAGAAGGCGCGAGACATAGGACGAGTTGATCTTCTCCGCCGCCGCCAGTTCGTTGATGGTGGCGAAGCGCCCGGTCTCCATCATCCGCCGCCACCGGAACGCCCGGGCCAGCGCCTTGACCAGCGTGGTGCCCGCAGCCGAGGAGCCACTGCTTGCGATGCTGCTGGCGGGCGCGATCATCAGCTTCCGCCCGCCCCGCAGCTTCCGGGCCGCCAGCGGCACCCGAACGGTCAGCATTTGCGCGGCGCCGGTCATGCAACTGCCCATGCCGACTCGGCGCTGGTCGCCGCCAGGTCCCGCGCCAGGCTCGCCAGCCCCTCCAGCTTCAGCCGCACGTCGGCGCCGCCAATGCCGATGTCCACCCGGTCGACCAGCAGGCGGATGATCCGCGCCTGCTCGGCGGGGAACAGCTCCTCCCAAAGCGGGTCCAGCCGCTCCAGCGCCAGGCGAGCCTCGTCCTCCGTCATGTCCGGCGCCGAGGCCCGTGCGGCGCGCCAGGCGCCCAGCACTACCTCCGGCTGACGCAGCAGCCCCCGAACCTGCGCGATGACCGCGCCCTCGATCTCCGCGGCAGAGATGCGCGCGATGGCCGGCCCGTCCGCGGCGCTGCCCTTCAGCACCGACTGGCTGACGTAGTAGCGATATTGCTGGCCGCGGCGCCCGCGCGCGTGGGTGGGCGACATGGCACGCCCGTCGCTGCCGAAGATCAGCCCGCGCAGCAGCGAAGGCGTCTGGCAGCGGGTGCGGTTGGCGCGTGTCTTCGGGCTGATCGCCAGCAGGGCGTGCGCCGCGTCCCACATCGGCTGGGGCACGATGGCGGCATGCTCGCCCGGGTGCGACTTGCCCTTGTGCATCGCCTCGCCGAGATAGGTGCGGTTGCTCAACACGCGGTAGACGTCGCTTTTGGTGAAGGCGCGGCCGCGCTTCGTTGTGGCGCCCTCCGCCCGAAGCGCCTGGACCAGCTTCGTGCCGGATTCCGTCTCGACGAATCCCTCGAAGATGCGTCGCACCAGCGCCGCCTCGGCGTCGTTCACCAGCAGCTTGCGGTCGCGCGCATCGTAGCCCAGCGGCACGAAGCCCCCCATCCAGATCCCGCGCGCGCGTGACGCCGCCACCTTGTCGCGGATGCGCTCGCCAATGACCTCCCGCTCGAACTGCGCAAAGCTGAGCAGGATGTTCAGCGTCAGCCGCCCCATGCTGGTCGTCGTGTTGAAGGACTGCGTCACCGACACGAAGGTCACGCTGTTGGCGTCGAACACCTCGACCAGCTTCGCGAAGTCCATCAGCGCGCGCGACAGGCGATCGATCTTGTAGACGACCACCACGTCGATGAGGCCGCGCTCGATGTCAGCCAGCAGGCGCCTAAGCGCCGGCCGTTCCAGCGTGCCGCCGGAGACGCCGCCGTCGTCGTAGCGATCGCGGACCAGCACCCAGCCCTCGGAGCGCTGGCTGGTGATGTAGGCCTCACACGCCTCGCGCTGCGCGTCGAGCGAGTTGAACTCCATGTCGAGCCCTTCCTCGCTCGACTTCCGCGTGTACACTGCGGCACGGACCTTCCTGACCGTGGCCGGCATCGCGACGTCGGCGGCTGGCTTGCGCTTCATGCCGTGCCCCTCCGGTTCTTCAGGCCAAAGAACAGCCAGCCATTCCAGCGCGTGCCGGTGATGGCGCGCGCGATGGAGGAGAGCGACTGGTAGGGGCGGCCCTGATACTCGTAGCCGTCGTGCAGCACGGTGACGCTGTGCTCGACGCCCTGGTACTCACGGATCAGCCGCGTCCCAGCGATCGGCTTGTCGTCGCCGCGAATGCGGCGCAGCACGGGATTGCCGCCGTCCAGCTGCTCGCCCAGAGCCTCGAGGCGCTGGATCGTCTCGTGCTTCAGGCCGCCATAGGCCAATTCCTGGATGCGGTAGGCCAGGCGGCTTTCCAGGAAGCGACGGTTGTAGGGGGGCGGCTCGGCGGCGAAGAGTTCACGCCACTGCTGCTTCAGGTCGGGCGTGGCGGCGGTCTTCAGTGCCGCGAGCCGGCCGAGCACGTCGGCCGGTGGAATGGCGGGGATGGTCGGCGCCGGCGGGGTGCCGGCTTTGGATTTGGTGGCGCGCGTCATGCGGGTCTCCGGTTGGTCCGGTTCGCATGCAGGCGCTGGGGGGGCGGGAAGTGTAGGCCACGCTCTCCCTGGTCAGAGGTCTCGCGCGCAGCTTCCTCGGCAGCGCGGCTCCGCAGCCGCACCAAGCCGGCGGCCAGGATGGCGCAGACTTCCCTGAGGTGGGGCGGCAGGTACTGGTTCGCCGAGGGTGGCAGGGCCATGATGCTCCAACACGCATTGTCCTGCCTGTTATTTACGGAATCAGGGCGGCGCCGTTCTCACAGCGCCGCATTACGCTGCTCAATCCCTCCCCCGCTGCTTGGCCTCCGGCCTGAAGGTGACCCAGATGTCCCTGAGCCGCCGCTTCAGCGTGCTCTCGTCAGGCACTTTGTCACCCCGCTGCGCAAACCATGCCTGCATATGCCGGATCAGCGCGCCGAACGATTCCGGTACGCCCTCGAAGTAGATGAACCGGCACGCTTCCAGCCGCGCAGCGTCCCAGGCGTGCGTCGGCTGTGAGCCGCGTCTACCCGCCTTCGTGCCAAGCACTGCATCGTCATCCGCATGCTCCATCGCAGCGTAGCGCTCGAGCTCCTCGTGCCGCAGGCCGACTTCCTCCCGGATCACCGTGTAGCCGCGATCATCTTCGCCCGTGCTGATCAGACGCCGATATCGCCCCTGCTCGGCCGCCAGCCAAAATATCGTCTGTGATCCATGCCGCAGGACAAACCACGCGTCGTCCGCCCTGAGATCGACCAGCCCCTGGACGTATCGCTGCTCCTCGGGGTGCGCCACCGCCCTGCCGTCCATGTCGGCCTCGTACGATCCGTCCTCGACAAAGAGACGAGCCACCGCGGTGCAGAGTTGGATCTTCCGCTCGGATACCAGCACCGACATGTCGAGCAGTGACAGCCCAAGCCGGTCACACACTTCATCGATATGATAGAAGAACTTCTTCTTCGGCCTGTTCGCCATCATGGCCTCCCTCAACCCGACCGCATGCTTCGCAAGCGCCGATACGCCAACACGACGCGCCCCATGTCCTTGCGCATGTCGGGCGGCAGGCGCTCCGCCTCGACAAACAGCTCATCGAGGGGAATGCCGAGAATGGCCGCGGCGCGCTGAACCACCTCGTCGCTCGGCGGCTTGTCGAGATTGCGCTCGATCCGCGACCAGTAGCCGGGGGAGATCCCCATCCGCTCGGCGAGATCGTTGAGCCCGATCGCCAGCTCCGTGCGCCGCGCGCGCACCACATCACCGAAGGCCATCACAGACCCCCTTCGACCAAGCCGTAGCGCGACAGGCGCACAGCGATGAACCGCTCGGACACGCCGAAATCACCCGCCAACGCCGCCAGCACACCGCCGAGCGCTTCGTGCGGATTTCCTGCCGCAACGATCGGACTGGCCGGCCTGCCCTCGTGCGGTCCGCGGCAGAGCCGCAACCCTTCGCCGCGCGCATAGGCAAGCAGGCGCGTGTGCAGTGGCACCGGTGGTGCCAGGAGGGCGCCCATGAATTCATTGGCGCGCGCCTCGGCGCCACGACCCTGGCGCTCAAGGGCCCCTGGCGAGCTCGCGACGGCGCGGTAGCGCCGCTCCCCCCTCCCCAGCGCTGCTGGCACGTCGAACAGCAAATGCCCAAGCTCATGCGCGGCCGTGCTCAGCGCGAGATCGGGGTGGTTGGTCGTCATCGGACCATTCACCGCGATATAGGCCCAGCCCGGCTCGTGCGGATCGATGTCGCACAGACCGAGCACGCTCTGGCCGGATTCATCGCAGAGCGCACGGCCGACATCCCACGAGACCCCCAGGCGCTGCCCGTTCACCTCCACCACGCGGCAGGCGTCGATCAGTGTCGGAAGGGCCATCGCGAGGCTGTCGCCCTCACGGGGTATCTGGCGGCGGACCTGCGCGGCGACGGCGCGAATGGCGGCGACAGCCACCTCTCGGCGCGGGCTCAGAGCCGTAGCAGTGGGGTAGGCGATGGCGATCGTCATAGGAACATGGTCCCTGCATTGGAGATAAACGGGAAACATTAAGTTCCTTGTATGTTCTCTCCGACGTATGAGTCCAGCACTCTCCGCGCCAGGGGGTGCGGTGGTCGCGCAATTCCGCACCCCCGGTCTCTAGGCCCCTGACGATCTTCATAACCCATTGAATATGTGAGGGTGCGCTGATCGCACCCGAGCAATTCCGCACCCCTGCGCACCCCCTGGCCCTAGCCGCACCCCCGGCGAGGCCGCTGTTCTCGGTTCATCGCAGCCGACTGAGCTGAAGGGATCGAGGGATGAGAGAGAAACACGCCGCACAGGGAGATATTCCCGATAACTGGGACCCGTATCAGACCCGCGTCGCGCTGGCCGCGGCCCGTCACCATGCCGCGCGCTTCACGCGGCACCGCCGCCTGGCAGCGGCGGACCGGGAGGATCTGGCCCAGGACATCCTCCTGATGATCCTAGAGGCGGGCCCGCGCTTTGATGCCTCGCGCGCCTCCTGGGCAACCTTTGTCGCCATGCTGGCCCGCCGGGCCATCTGCGATCGGGCCCGGCAGCCGGCAGCGCCGGAATGCGTCTCGCTCGACAGCAGTGCCGCGGCGGCGATCCTCGATCGTCTCGTCGCGCCGCAGGCGGATCCGGACATCGCCCTCGCGTTTCGACGCATCGAGGCAGAGTTGCCGACCGCACCGCGGGCGATGCTGCAACAGATCATCGCGCACCGTGACGTCGTGGCAGCGCGCGACGCCGGCGGGACCTCCCCCGCCACCTTCTATCGCGACCTGCATGACCTGCGCTGCTGGCTTCGCGCCCTGGGCGTGCACCCCACGACATCGGTGTCGATGCGCGCGGCGACGCCGACGCCATCGGCGCCGTGAGAATGATTTCTCGCAGATCCGTAAATAACAGAGTGAGCCACCACGCGTCGAAGGGAGCCCACACGATGCGCATAACGTCCGTCGACTATCTGCTGAACGAACCCATGCGGGCCATCGAAAATCTGCTCGATGTTGTGCGCACGGAGAACGGCCTGTGTGATCGCCTCGCCGATGCCGCGCCAGGTGACACCATCGTCTACCACGTCGGTCTGCTGGCCCGCGATCGCGACAAGATCGTCACCACGCTCTTTCCAGACCGCCGCGACGAACTCGAGATCGTCGCACGGCGCGCATGGCAGATGGCGGAGGCGGGCCTCGTGCACTTGCTCCAGCGCCGCGTCGCTGATGAGTGCTTCGCCTATCTGGTGATTGTGCGCCCCCGGCCGCGCCACGCCCGCGGCGCTCTGGCCATGGCCGTCCCGGGCCTTCTCCAGCGCGAGGCTGCGTGATGGACGCGCACCGCACCAACCGCCCCACCCTCGACGCGCTGCGGCACATGCCGGTGAGCGACGTCATCTCGCTTCCCGCCGAGCAGCTGGCGCTGCTGCAGACCGATGCGCGCGAGGCGCTGGACGCCGCCAAACGCATGCAGGACTGGATCGAGGCCGCGATCGCGCTTCGCTACGAGCAGCGTGCCATCGGCGCCCGTGTCGCGGCCGGCAAGGACACCGGCACGGTCCGCTTCCAGGACGGCACCGTCGAGATCGCGGTCGATCTGCCGAAGAAGGTGGAGTGGGACCAGGCGCGGCTCGCCGCACTGTCCGAGCAGATCCGCGCTGGCGGCGAGGATCCCGGCCAGTACGTCGAGGTCAGCTTCAAGGTCTCGGAGCGGGCCTACACCGCCTGGCCGGAGCGCATCCGCCAGGCCTTCGAGCCGGCACGCACGGTGCGGACCGGCCGCGCCACCTATCGCCTCGCCATCATGTCCGAGACGACGCTGCGCGACAGCCCGCAAGCCGTTGGCGTAATCCCGCTGCGGGGAGGCCGCTGATGGCGCTGCGCATCATCACGGCCGATGAGCGGCAGGCCGAGGAGCGCGGCGTCAAGGCCGCCATCCTCGGCAAGCCGGGTATGGGCAAGACCTGGCTGCTCAACACCGCCTGCCCAGTGACCACGCTCTTCATGGATCTGGAGGCAGGCGACCTCGCCGTGAAGGACTGGCCCGGCGCCTCGATCCGCCCACGCACCTGGGAGGACTGCCGCGACCTGGCGCTGTTCCTCGCCGGCCCGAACCCCGCGCTGCGCGACGACCAGCCCTATTCCGCGGCCCAGCATGCGCGAGTGGTTCGGGAATACGGCGATCCGGCGCGCATGGACCACTACGTCACGCTGTTCATCGACAGCATCACCGTGGCGGGGCGGCTCTGCTTCCAGTGGTGCCGCGGCCAGCCCGAGGCGTTCGCCGAGCGCACCGGCAAGCCTGACGTGCGCGGCGCCTACGGCCTGCATGGGCGCGAGATGATCGCATGGCTCACGCATCTGCAGCACGCCCGCGGCCGCAACGTGATCTTCGTCGGGATCCTCGACGAGAAGCTCGACGACTTCAATCGCCGCGTCTTCAGCCTGCAGATCGAGGGCAGCAAAACTAGCCTCGAACTGCCCGGCATCGTCGATGAAGTGCTGACGCTGGCGGAGATCAAGGACCAGGGCGGCCAGCCGTTCCGGGCGCTGGTCTGCCAGACGCTGAACCCCTGGGGCTACCCGGCGAAGGACCGCAGCGGCCGGCTCGACCTGCTGGAGCCACCGGACCTCAGCCGCCTTTTCGCGAAGATTCGCGGCGCAGCAGCACCCACCGCAGCGCCATCCGCGCTGCCCGCACCGCTGATCACCGCCACCACCGACACCCCCGCCACCTGACCGGAGGAGAAGCAACATGGCTTCCTGGAACGACTACAACGACGCCCAGTCGAACCCGAACCTGATCCCCAAGGGGACGACGGCGAAGGTCCGCCTCACCATCCGCCCCGGCGGCTTCGATGACCCGAGCCAGGGCTGGACCGGCGGCTACGCCACGCGCGGCAGCACCGGCGCCGTCTATCTGAATGGCGAGTTCACCGTGCTGGAGGGGCCCTACGCCAAGCGGAAGATCTTCACGCTGATCGGGCTCTACAGCCCGAAGGGGCCGGAGTGGGCGGGGATGGGCCGCAGCTTCCTGCGCGGGATGCTGAACTCCGCCCGCGGTATCTCCGACAAGGATGTCTCGCCCCAGGCGCAGGCGGCGCGCCGCATCGGCGGCTTCGCGGATCTCGATGGCCTCGAGTTCGTCGCGAAGATCGAGCACGGCACGGATGCTGGCGGTGAGACCAAGAACGAAATCCGCATGGCGGTGACGCCGGACCATCGCGATTACGCGCAGGCGATGGGACGGATCGCTGCGCCGGCCGGATACGCACCGCCGGCCTATGCCCCGCCGGCACAGGGCTACGCCCCGCCCGCGCACACGGCGCCGCCCGCCGCGCCTGCCATCCAACAGGGCGCCTTCCCGGCCTCGACGCAGCAGCCCGCGGCCGGTGCGGATCCGCGTCCCACCTGGGCGCGCTGAGGGAGGGTCGCACGGGCATGATGCTCCGCCCCCGCCAGAAGCTCTTCGTCGAGCGCAGCCTGCGTGCGCTCGACCAGCACGGCAACACGCTCGGCGTCGCCCCGACCGGCGCCGGCAAGACGATAATGCTGTCGGCGGCGGTGGGGGAGCATATCGGCAGCAGCGCCGCCAAGGCGGCGGTCCTGGCGCATCGGGATGAGCTGACGGCGCAGAACCTGACAAAGTTCCGGCGCGTGAACCCGGGCATCTCCACATCGGTGGTAGATGCCGGCCAGAAGTCCTGGGGCGGCCAGGTCACCTTCGCCATGGTACCGACCCTGACCCGGCAGGCGAATCTCGAGGCGATGCCGGCGCTCGACCTGCTGGTGATCGACGAGGCGCACCACGCCGTCGCCGACAGCTATCGCCGCATCATCGATCGGGCGCTGCAGCGCAATCCTGACTGCCGCATCTATGGCGTCACCGCCACGCCGAACCGCGGCGACAAGATCGGGCTGCGCCAGGTCTTCTCCAACGTCGCCGACCAGATCCGGCTCGGCGAGCTGATCGCCTCCGGCCACCTGGTGCCGCCCCGCACCTTCATCATCGACGTCGGTGTGCAGGACGAGCTGCGCGCGGTCCGGCGCAGCGGCGATGACTTCGACATGGGCGAGGTCGCTCGCGTCATGGACACGGTGCCGGTCACCGATGCCGTGGTGAAGCACTGGCAGGAGAAGGCCGACGGCCGCCAGACCGTGGCCTTCTGCTCGACCATCGCCCATGCCGAGCATGTCGCCGCAGCCTTCAACGCCGCCGGCGTCCCCGCCGTCATGGTCACCGGCGACATGCCGGACAACGAACGACGCTCCGTCCTGGCCGCCTATGCCAGGGGCGAGGCGCGCATCGTCGTCAATGTCGCGGTGCTGACCGAAGGCTGGGACCACCCGCCTACCTCCTGCGTCGTGCTTCTGCGGCCCAGTTCCTTCAAATGCACCATGATCCAGATGGTCGGGCGCGGACTGCGCACCGTCGATCCGGTCGAGCATCCCGGCATCGTCAAGCGCGACTGCATCGTGCTCGACTTCGGCACCTCGTCGCAGATCCATGGCTGCCTAGAACAGGATGTCGATCTCGACAGCCATCCCGGCGAGGGCGAGCCGCCCACCAAGACCTGCCCCTCCTGCGAGGCCGAAGTGCCGATCGCAGTGATGGAGTGCCCCATCTGCGGGCACGCCTTCGAACCCCGTGGGCGCGAGACGGCGTCGCTCACCGACTTCATCATGACGGAGATCGATCTCCTTCGGCGCTCGGCCTTCCAGTGGTGCGACCTGTTCGGCGACGACGCCGCGCTGCTGGCCAATGGCTTCAACGGCTGGGCGGGCATCTTCTTCCTGAACGGGGCCTGGCACGCGGTCGGCGGGGCGAAGGAGGAGCGGCCGCGCCTGCTATCCATCGGGGAGCGGCTGGTGGCGCTGGCTGCAGCGGACGACTGGCTGAACACCTACGAGACGGACGAGAGCGCCCATAAGAGCCGGCGCTGGCTCCGCGAGCCGCCGACCGAGCGCCAGCTGATCCATCTGCCACCGGCGGCACGGGCCGATCTCGGCATGACGCGCTACCAGGCCTCGGCGCTGCTGACCTTCAAGTTCAACCGCCAGGCCATCCAGCACCTCGTGCGCAGCGCTCAGCCCGCAGCGCTGGGGGAGGCCGCATGATCGATGGCCCGCTCCCCGGAACCGCCCTGCGCCGTCTGCTCCCGCCCGGCGCGTGGGTTTGGCTGGTTCGACCCTGTGCCGCGGACGAAGCCGCGGCCCTCGGTCTGCTTCTGCTGCATCGCCTGCCAGGGCTTCTGGTCGCGCTTGGCCGGGAGGTCGTCCGCGATGGTTGACCTCACCGAGCAGGAGAAGGCCGCGATGCGCGCGGCCATGCGCCGCGTCGCGGAGACGATGGCCGAGATCGGTTGGGGCGCCCGCTTCCAGGATCTGAGCGAGGCGCAGGTGCTGACGCTGATCGAGGTCGCGGTCGGCGGCTTCCAGGACGCCATGCAGGCGATCGCCCGGCAGGACGCGGCGGCGGAGGTACCCTTTTGATGCTCGACTTCAACAGCCGCAGCCAGACCTCGGCACATGTGAATGCCGCCATCGACGCGGCGCTGGTCGCCACCAATCAGGCGGCGCCGCCACGCAGCTACCTGGGCGGGTCGCGCCTCGGCCATGCCTGCGAGCGGGCGCTGCAATTCGAGTTCGTGAAGGCTCCGAAGGACGAAGGCGCCGACTTCGACGGACGGCTACTGCGGATCTTCGGGATTGGCCACGCGCTGGAGGACGTCGCTGTCGCCTGGCTCCGCCGTGCTGGCTTCGATCTCTACACCCGTCGTGGCGGTGGCGAGCATGGCGAGCAGTTCGGCTTCTCGGTCGCCGGTGGTCGTATCCGCGGCCATGTGGATGGCGTCATCGCCAGCGGCCCGACCATCCCTGGCATGGCGTTCCCGGCGCTGTGGGAATGCAAGACCATGAACGCCAAGGCCTGGCGCGAGACAGCCAGCAAGGGCGTGGCGGCCAGCAAGCCGATCTATGCGGCGCAGATCGCGGTCTACCAGGCCTACATGGACGCCAGTGTCCCGGGCGTGGCGGACAATCCGGCGCTGTTCACCGCCATCAACAAGGACACGGCGGAGCTGCACCACGAGCTGGTGCCGTTCAACGCCGAGCTGGCGCAGCGCATGTCGGACCGGGCCGTTCGGATCCTGGCCGCGACGGATGCCGGTGAGTTGCTGCCCCGCGTTGCCGCCCAGGCCGAGCATTTCGAGTGCCGCTTCTGCCCCTGGGCAAAGCGCTGCTGGGCGCTGCCGCGATGAGCCTCTGGACGGACTTCAACGATGCGACGCCGCTGCCGGATGATGGCGTGAGCGACCTTCCCGTCGCTGGGCAGTCGATGCCGGCGGCGCCGCGGCCCATCGCGCCGGACATCGAGCAGATCGCCACCTTCCTCGAGGTGGTGTTCGGCTATTGCGACGGGCTGATCCCCGTCCGCGGCTTCGTCGACCAGGGCCAGGGGCTCGACACCAAGCCGCACAACATTTGGGTCCCGGCCGACCGGCACGCCGCCGCATCCCTCAGCGCTTATGCCACCTGGGCCGCGCGCGAAGGCAGCGCGGTCTATGTCATCCCCGGCACCGTCGCCGAGCAGGGCCAGGCGCGCGCCGAGCATGTGCTGCAGATGCAGACGTTGGTGGTCGATCTCGACGCCGGCGATATCGCCGCCAAGCTGGCGCATCTGGTCCACCACCTGGGCGCGCCCACCCTCCTGGTCGAAAGCGGCGGCCGCACCGCCGAGGGCGTCGCCAAGCTGCACGCCTGGTGGCGGCTGACGGAGCCGGCAGAGGGCGAGGATCTGGCGCGGGTCTGCGCGCTGCGCGGGGAGATCGCCGAGAAGGTCGGTGGCGATCTGCACTTCCGATCTGCCCACCAGCCCATTCGCGTGCCCGGCACTGTCCACCAGAAGCATGGCGTCCAGCGCCGCGTCACCATCCGGGAGCACCACCCCCGGGTCGAGGTCGAGCTACCCGACTTCGCCGCGGCGGTCGCGGCCATGCCCACCATGCCCGGCCTGGGGGCGCCCATAGCCACCCCTGGCGCCACCCGCCCCGGCCTCGATGCCATCCTGACCACGCCGGTGCGGGAGGGCGCCCAGGACGCCTGGACGCGCTTCCAGGGCGCCAGCGCGGCCATCGGCCACTTCGTCCGCATGGTCCACGAGGGCCGCCTGACTGGCGACGAGGGCTGGCAGGCCATCTGCCAGTACAACGCCGCCTGCCTGCGCCCGGAATGGCCGCTGGACCGCCTCAAGGTCGAGGCGGACAGCATCTGGGCGTTGCATGTCGACCGCAACGGGCCGCCCCTGCTGCGGGCCACGGCTGCGCCGCCCAGCGCCATCGCCGCGCACACACTGGGCGCGCTGCTCGACGACACCTCACCGATGCCGGACGATCTGATCGGGCCGCGCCTGCTAACCCCGGGCGGGATGCTGGTGCTCGGCGGCGCGCCGAAGGTTGGCAAATCCGACTTCCTGATCAGCCTGCTGGTGCACGCCGCGGCCGGCGCGCCGTTTCTGCGCTTCACAGCTCGACGCCCGCTGCGCGTGTTCTATCTCCAGGCCGAGATCCAGTACCACTACCTGCGGGAGCGGCTGCAGCAGCTGCGGCTCGATCCCGCGATCGTGGCCCGCGCCCGCGACACCCTCATTGTCACCCCGAAGCTGCGCATGCTGCTCGACGAGCAGGGCCTCCCACTGGTGGCCGCGGCCGTCCACACCGCTTTCCCCGATGCGCCACCGGACATCATCTGCATCGATCCCATCCGCAACCTCTTCGACGGCGGGCCCGCAGGCGGAGGGGAGAATGACAACGCGGCGATGATGTTCTTCCTGCAGGGGCGGGTCGAAGCACTGCGGGACCAAGTCGCCCCTGAGGCGGGCATCATCCTCGCCCACCATACGAAGAAGCTCAGCAAGCAGCAGGTGAAGGACGATCCCTTCCTGTCGCTCTCCGGCGCCAGCGCGCTGCGCGGCTACTACACATCCGGCGCCATCCTGTTCCGCCCTGATGAGGAGCGGACCGAACGCGAGCTGCATGTCGAGCTGCGCAACGGGCCCGGCCTCGAGCCGATGCTGGTCGACAAGCGCGGCGGCGCCTGGGTCGAGATCGACCGCCGCGGCGAGCGCCTGGTCAGGCAGGACATCGGGCGCAAGCTCGATGCCGAAAGGCTGCGCAAGCAGGATGTGATCCTCGGCATCCTGCTCGATGAGGCAGCTGAAGGCCGACTCTATTCCACCATGCAGCTGGCGGAGAAATTTGAGAACAAAGTCGGGCTCGGCAGCAAGCACACGATCCGCGAGCGGTTGAGCGTGCTCGCCACAAAGGGCTTCGTGAAGTTCCGCCGTGACGGCACCGAATTCGGCCTCGGGGTCGTGCGGTCGCGCTTCGGGTACCTCTGCGTGGAGGGCATGACCTTCGGCCCAGAGGTGGAGACCGTGGATCCGCAGACTGGCGAGGTGACCACCAGCACCCGCCGCGTCCTGCCCAGCCACTTCAAATGCCCCCAGTCCGGCAACTGCCTGGACGTCGAAAATCCGGAGGTGTGGGTCTACCCGGAAGGCGTCCTGGACGACCTAACTCCTGAGGAGTTAGGCCTAACTCCTCACTCCTCCCAGAAAACAACGTCATGAATTCAATGGCTTGGGAGGACAGAGGAGTTAGGTCCCTAACTCCTCCAATTTCCGACCTAACTCCTCTTTTTGGTCGTTATTTCAACAGGTTGTGCCTGTTGGAGGAGTTAGGTGTTTCATCCACCCCCTACGGGGGTGTGCGTGCGCGCCTCAACGGCGCGCGCACACCGCACCTCCGGCGACCGGGTTGGGCGCGTGGACCACCCCCGCCAGGGACAGCCCACCCGATGCCGGACAGCGACGGCGAGCTCCGCCAAGAACCGCGCCGTCGCCGCCCTCACCACGATCATCCCCTCTCGGAGACCACCATGGTACCCGCGACTCTCATCATGCCCGCCGCGCATGCAAGCGGCCCACCGATCATCGCCCCGCCACCGCCTGCCATCGCGCAACACGCTGTGCTCGGCCTCGATCTCGGCACCACCACCGGATGGGCGCTGCGCGGCCACCACGGCGGCATCACCTCGGGGACCATGACGTTCCGCCCCAGCCGCTTCGAGGGCGGCGGGATGCGCTTTCTGCGCTTCCGCGGATGGCTGGCGGAGGTCGCTGGCCTGTCGGGCGGCGTGGCGCGGATCGTGTTCGAGGAAGTCCGCGCCCATGCCGGCACCGACGCGGCGCACATCTACGGCGGCTTCCTCGGCATGCTCACCGCTTGGTGCGAGGAGCACGACGTCCCCTACGAGGGCGTTCCGGTCGGCACGATCAAGCGCTACGCCACCGGCAAGGGGAACGCCGACAAGGCAGCGATGATCACGGCCATCCGAGCCCGTGGCTTCGCGCCGGCCGACGACAACGAGGCCGATGCCATCGCCCTGCTGCTCTGGGCCACCGACCCCACGGGAGGCCGCGCATGAGCCTACATGGCGCACCGCTGCCGCCCCGCTCCTGCCTCAACCGCGGCACGCGCAGCCCGATCAACGACAGCGAGGTGAACGCCATGCGCGCCGCCGCGTGGCATCGGCACGGCGTGGCCGCGCTGCCTGTCGCCGACATCACGGACGACTGGCTACGCCAGGCCATCACCAACGAGGCCAACCGACGCTGGGGGCGTCGTCACGGGGAGAGCCACCATGGCCGGTAAGCGCAGGGTCAAGCCGGCAAAGCCGAAGCAGGACGATCTGGCGAAGCCCTCGAAGTGGCGACTACAGCATGGCGGCTTCTCCGCACCGATCCGCGACGCGGATCCGGAGACCGGCAGCCCCGTCGAGCACCGCCGCGCCGTGGACACGCTCGGCCTGATGTTGGCGAACGGCACGATCACACCGCAGATGCACGAGGCGGGGTGCATCTTCCGCACGCTGTTCCGCAGCGCCGCGCTGGACGGCATCGCCACGTCGCAGCTGATCCGCCTGGCGGGCGCGACGGGCGACGAGATGTCGGGCCGCCAGATCGACGCCCGTCGCCGTGTCGCAAACGCCATCGACGCGCTTGGCGGGCACGACAGCCCGGCTGGCTCCTGCGTGTGGTACGTCGTCGGGCTCGAGTTCTCAGTCCGCGAATGGGCAATGCGGCAGGGCTGGGCCGGGCGCGTCGTCCACGGCCCTGTGGGCCAGGGCATCCTCGTGAGTGCCCTCGGTACGCTGGCCATGCACTTCGGGCTGATGCCCCGGCAGCGGGCGGCGTGATGCGCGGCGGCGTCACTCAGAGCCTGTCTCTGAAGTATGCCGGAACGTAGCAGAAGGGCGAGGCGGGAAGCGCACGAAACGACCGACAGTCGTTCGACCTCGGCCGCCAACGGGAATTTAAGGCCGGCGCGCGGCCTTCATGACGTGCGCCGCCATTTGTTGTCGCCGGTCAACACGGCTTCGATGGTGGCGGCGATCTCCAGGCCCGTGCCGATAAAGCTGATGGCGCCGTCAAAGTCGATGGCATTCTGCTGCATGCCACGCGGCTTGCGTTTCGGGTCGAGCACCATGGTGAGTCCCCCCGCTGCATGAATAGCCGCCAGGCCGCGAGAGCCATCGTCCAGCGAACCAGACAGGATGATGCCGATGGCTCGGCGCTCAGCATGGCGCGCCAGCGATTTGAAAAGGGTATCAATCGTTCGGTTACGCAGCCGATGGTTTTCGCCGTGCACCAGGCCTGCCGTGTTGCCCGCCATCAGCGTCAGGTGGCCGGCGGGCTCGCCGATGTAGCAGACGCCCACCTCGAACTTCTCGGCCTCGGTAGCGACCACGACCGGCATGTTGGCGCTTCTGGCCAGAACTTCGCGCAGCGCGCTGACCTTATCGCTTGGCCGATGCAGGACCACCATGACAACGGCCGGGGTCGCATGCGGCAAGGCCGCCAGCAGATTCCTGATATCATCCAATCCCTCCCCGCCGGAGGCCCCGATCGCAACGAAACAGAGCGGGGTTCTGATGGGCATCGATGGATAGATACCATCACGGTCGGGGACCTGATGGCAGAAAGGCAAGCTGCGTGCTTCACAACGCGGTAAGCACGCTACCCACGCGTGCAGACGTTTCGTCGTCATTCAGAGACAGGCTGTCAGAGGCCAGGATGTACGCCACGGCCTCGGCGATCCTCGTGAACGGCAAGGCGGGATGGTGCGCCAGGATAGCCTCGCGCACCGCCCTGCTGTCCGCATCGCCCCGCTGCGGGAGAGCTCCGGGCCGGCGTCGAGCGGCCCGCGCAGCAGCCAGCGCGGCAGCGCTCAGCCAAAGCGGCGGGGGTCGTGGCGGGGCGCCGTCGGGCATGGCCGACGGTAGCGCAGGTCTGGAGAACAAGACAAGAACATGCTATGCGACGCGAGAACCAGGAGGAGCTGAAGGCATGGCCGCTCGCAGGCCCGCACGCGTGCGTCCGGTGGACGCTGCGATCGTCCGGCTGTTGGCGCTCGCCGCCAAGGGCGTGCAGCCGCCCCGTATGGCGCGTGAGGTCGAGGTGATCGTCGCCGAGTGGTTGCGCGCGCCGGAAGCCGACCCCGCCGAAGCAAAGGGCTGGCTCGACGAACTGCGCGAGCAGATCGCCATCGGCGTCGGCGATGCGGAGGAGCAGCTCTCCGACATCGACAGCAGCGAGCCAGCCGCGGTGAAGCAGGCGCAGGCCACGCTCGCAGCGCTGGTCGCCACACGGGATGCGGCTGAGCGTGCGCGAGCCGCTGTCCGTGCCTGAGCAGCCCGCTCGTGCTGTGCGTGCTGGTCCTGACAGACACCTTCCTCTCGTCTAATGGACAGTCTTCGCAAGGAGCCAGTCTATGTCGAAGAAGTTTCTCACTGACGTGATCGCCCAGTCCGCCGACATGCCGGCGGCAGCCGCAGGCCGCCTGGCCGCCGACATCATCGCCGCGATCAAGGGGCAGATCGTCGAGACCGGCCGCTTCACGATCCCGGAATTCGGTGCATTCGTTGTGCGCGAGACGGCGAAGCGCACGGCGTTGAACCCGAAGACTGGTGAGAAGGTTGCGGTGAAGGCCGGCGCGGCGGTGCGCTTCAAGGCGAGCCCGGCACTGAAGGAAGCCGCCTTCGCTGGCCTGAAGAAGGCGAAGCGCAAGGCCGCGAAGGGCTGAGCGAACCTGCGCGTGGGCGCGGCCGTCTGCGGCTGTGCTCACGCGCATCTTCCAGATAACGCTGTTACAATTCACCCTGTAGCGGCGCGCAAATCGACTTGGCTATGATGCTGACACGTCGAGAAGGTGCGTCGAGCGCCGCGGCTCCCGAGCCACTCGCCAGCTGATCAGCCACTGTGGCTCTCGAGCCGATGGTTCCTTCCTAGCCCCGCTGTATGCGGGGGGCGGAAGCGCGCGACATTCCTAGCGCCAGGCTCTTTTTCCAGGTTGCCACGGTACCCCGTTGCCAGCCCCATCAGGCGGCACCTTTCACCACCACCATCGATCCCAGCAGGTGCGCATGCCCCAGGCCCCATGGTCTGCGAGCGCCGTCGAGGCGCGCGCGGCCGCCTCCCTGCTGCCCTATGCCGGGAACGCGCGCACGCATTCCGCCGAGCAGGTGGCGCAGATCGCGGCCAGCATCCTCGAGTTCGGCTTCGTGGCGCCCGTGCTGGTCGACGAGCGCGGCGAGGTCATTGCCGGACATGGCCGGCTGCAGGCCGCCAAATCCCTGGGCCTGGAGACAGTCCCCACCATCACCCGCGCCGGCCTGACCGAGGCGCAGAAGGTCGCCTACCGCCTGGCGGACAATCGCATCGCGCTGAACGCCGGGTGGGACGAGGCACTGCTCGCCGCCGAGGTGGCCAAACTGCAGGAGACGGGCGGCATCGACCTGGCGCTCACCGGCTTCGATGCCGGCGAGCTCGATCGGCTGCTGGCCGGCATGGAGCCGGTGGCAACGGACCCTGGCAACGGGCCGCTTGCCAGCCCGGCTATTGCCAGCGGCGACGCCCCTGGCAACGACGCGCCGGCGGAGGACCCCGCCGATGCCGATCCGGAGCCGCCGCGCCAAGCCGTTGCCCGCGTCGGCGACATCTGGCTGCTCGGCGAGCATCGGCTGGCCTGCGGCGACAGCACCAACCCATCCACCGTGGCGCGCGTCATGGGCGCGGACCGCGCCGCGCTGCTGTTCACGTCACCGCCCTACGGGAACCAGCGGGACTACACCACCGGCGGCGGCACGGATTGGGATGCGCTGATGCAGGGCGTCTTCCAGCATCTCGACGCGGCCGTGCGGCCCGATGCCCAGGTGCTGGTGAACCTCGGCCTGATCCACCGCGAGAGCGAATGGATCCCCTATTGGTCCGGCTGGCTCGACTGGATGCGCGCCCGCGGCTGGCGCCGGTTTGGCCTCTACACCTGGGATCAGGGCCCCGGTCTGCCGGGCGACTGGAATGGTCGCCTCGCACCCGCCTTCGAGTTCGTCTTCCACTTCAACCGGCAGGCCCGGCAGGCGAACAAGATCGTGCCCTGCAAATGGGCCGGCACGCCGAACAAGGGCAGCGGCCTGCGCGCCGCCGACGGCACCATCTCGGAGTACCAGCACGCCGGGCTGCCGGTGCAGGACTTCCGTATCCCGGACAACGTCCTGCGCCTCACCCGCCACAAGGGCCGCGGAATTGAGACTGAGCACCCCGCGGTGTTCCCGGTGGTGCTGCCCGAGTTCCTGATGCGGACCTACACCGACGAGGGCGAGTTGGTGTTCGAACCCTTCGGCGGCAGCGGCACCACGATCCTGGCGGGCCAGCGCACCGGACGCCGCGTGCGCGCCATCGAACTGGCGCCCGCCTATGTCGACCTGGCCGTGGCGCGGTGGCGGATGCTGCACCCCGATCTGCCGGTGACGCTGGCCGACGACGGCCGCGAATATGACGCGGTGGCCGCGGCGCGCATGGAGGTCACTGCCGATGCGGCCTGACCTTCAGATGGAGATGATGCCGGTGGCATCGCTCGCCCCCTACGCCGCCAATGCACGCATGCATCCCACCGAGCAGGTGGCCCAGCTGGCGGCGTCCATCGCCGAGTTCGGCTTCGTGAACCCGGTGCTGGTCGATGCCGAGGGCGTGCTCATCGCCGGCCATGGCCGCGTCATGGCGGCGAAGCAGCTGGGGCTGGCCACGGTGCCGGTGCTTCGGCTCGGCCATCTCTCTCCGGCGCAGGCGCGTGCGCTGCGCCTGGCGGACAATCAGATTGCGCTGAACTCCGGCTGGGACGAGGCGCTGCTGGCCGCCGAGATCGCCCGCATCCGCGACGAGGCAGCGGTCGACCTGGACGTGCTCGGCTTCTCGGGGATGGAGCTCGACCGGCTCCTGGCTGCTGCCGATGCCGGCCTCGGCGACGATGCCGACGACGCACCGCCGCCGCCCGCTGTGCCCGTCACGCGCTCGGGCGATCTCTGGCGCTGCGGCGAGCACCGGCTGCTGTGCGGCGATGCGACGAAGCTGGCCGACGTTCAGCGCGCGCTCGGCGCCGGCCACCTGGCCGACATGGGCTTCGTCGATCCGCCCTACAACGTGGCCTACGAGGGCGGCACCGCGGCCAAGATGACCATCGCCAACGACGCGCTCGGCGGCGGCTTCCCGGAGTTCCTCCGCCCCGCGCTGGCCAATCTGCTCTCGGTCACCAAGGGCGCCTGCTACGTCTGCATGTCCTCCTCAGAATGGCCGACGCTGCACCGCGTCTGGCAGGAGGCGGGCGGCAAATGGTCGAGCACCATCATCTGGGCGAAGAACACCTTCGCGCTGGGCCGCGCTGACTACCACCAGCAGTTCGAGGCGATGCTCTACGGCTGGAAGGCCGGTGCGCAGCACTACTGGTGCGGCGCACGCGACCAGGGGAATGTCTGGCACTTCGACAAGCCGGCCAGGAACGACCTGCATCCGACGATGAAGCCCGTGGCGCTAGTCGAGCGTGCGATCCGCAACAGCAGCAAGCCGCGCGACACGGTGCTGGACTGCTTCGGCGGGTCGGGCACCACCATGATCGCGGCGGAGCGCACTGGGCGGCGCGCCGTGCTGCTGGAGATCGATCCCGCCTATGCCGATGTCATCGTGCGGCGCTGGCAGGAGACGACCGGCGAGGCCGCGGTGCTGGACGGCGAGGATCGCATTTTTGCCGATGTCGCCGCGGCGTGATTGATGATCGAAAAAGTCCAATCATAGTAACAAGATAACGCTGCATCTTGCTTGGCTCACGCGCGCCACAGCGGGAATGTCTCGTGACACGCAGGGGATGCCCTGCACCACGACGGAGACCAGCATGACCGACCGCGAAGCCCGCGCCGCCTGCAACCAGGAACGCAGCCTGGCCGCCTTCCTGGTGAAGAAGGCCGAGTTCGACGCCCTCCTCGCGGAACTCACCCAGGCCAGCGAGGACCATTTCGGCGCAGATCCCGAGACGGTGCTTTGGGGCGAAGCGGCCTGGCTTTCGGATGCCACCGCGAAGCTGAAGGACATCGCGGACCAGCATTTCCGCCGGGGCGAATACGAAGCCTGAAGCGGAGCACTCCCGCACCGCCCCGACCGGCAGCGCCGGCGGGGCTCCCGGCAGTAGGGGCCGATGACCGGCACCCGGAACCGGAGACCACCATGATGACCAAGCTTTCCGATAGCCAGCGCGTGATCCTCAGCGCCGCCGCGCAGCACGAGATGGGCCTCGCCCGCGCGCCGAAGACCCTGCCGGCCGCCGCCCGCAACGCGGTCTTCCGCAGCCTGGTCAAGAACAGCCTGCTGACCGAGATCAACGCGCCGCGCGAGCATGTCGGGCTCGGCTGGCGGCAGGATGATGAGGGCACCTGGATCGTGGCGCGCATCACCGACGAGGGGCTGCGCGCCATCGGCATCGACCCGAACGAGGGCGACGCGGTGGCCGGCGAGCCCGACTGCTCGGGTATCGAGGGCAGCGTGCCCGACACGGCGCACACGGTGGCGCCGGCCGCGGAGCCCGCGGCACAGGACGCCACGGTCGCCGAAGCCGCCCAGGCCGCGCCCCTGGCGGAGGAGATCGCCCTGCTCGACCAGGCTCTCGCGGCGCGCGCCGCCACGCCCCGCGCCAGCCTGCGCGACACCGCCGCGGCGATCCTAGCCGCCTGGGACGACGAGGTGAACCGCGAGGGCGACATGATCGGCGCCCTCGACGCGCCGATGGAAGCCCTGCGCAGCCTGCTCGCTGGCAAGCCCGCCCGCACCGCCCGCGAGCCGGGTGCGCCTCGCAAGCCGCGCGAGGGCACCAAGCAGGAGCAAGTGCTGGCCATGCTGCGCCGGCCCGAGGGCGCCACGGTCGCGCAGATCGCCGAAGCCACGGGCTGGGCGCAGCACACGGTCCGCGGCTTCTTCGCGGGGCTGAAGAAGAAGGGCCACAGCATTGAGGTGAAGTCGCGCGAGCGGATGGTCGGGCCGAACAAGACGGGCGCAAAGGGATCCTTCAGCATCTACGCTATCGTTTCAGCCTGA